CTGCTGGCGGAGCTGGACGCGCGCGACGAGGTGATCGCCAGATCTCGCGCGGCAACCACGTGCAAGATGGTGTTCATCGAGGAAGAGCTGATGGAGCTGGAACACGCCCTCGCCAAGTTCGACGCGCGCGGGAGGGAGGGGACGTGAGCGAGCGCGACGACACCGTCGGCTACGAGTACGACTCCCGCGATGTCCACGGCCCGGTCGTGCATCTGTACGTAGAGGAGACCATGCAGTTCGCTCCGTGGTTCGTGACTGGATTCTGCCCGCGGTGCTGCTCGCGCTTGTCGTGGAACCGGGCGCTGTGCTTTCCAGACGAGAGGGAAGATGAGTGCGCAAAGTGCCGCGTGTGCTGGGTGCAGCTGTGACCACCATCCTCATCGCCTGCATCGTCGGGACGTGGGTGACGTGCAGGATGTGCCGGTTTTGTAGCGCGGATGCTGATACAATGGGGTTGCGTGGAGGAGGAGCGATGGATCGCGACGAGGTGATGCTCAAACACTGCCACTCGTTCCTTGCTGAAAGCGAGGGGTGGATGCGCGCCGACTCGGTGGATTGCGCTTCGTTCTGGCTGAGCAGGGCGTGCGAGGTCCATAACGGGATGTCTCACGACGCCAGGACCGCGAACATGGATCGGATGGCTCAGACCAGGGCTGCCTACGAAGGGCTACTCGATCGAATGCAGCCAGAATGGCGAAGAGCGCTGGACGACGAGGAGACCTGACCATGGGCAAGCGATTCTGCGAGCGGCACTACGCGGCGTATGAGGGGGAGAGTTGTCCTGACTGTGCCGGCATGGTTGCGGAGGCGAAGGCGGCTCCGAATCCGCATCCAAGTACGCTGACGAGCGCCGAGGCGGTGCGGTCGCGTTACATGTGCTTCTGCGGGTTCGAGCAGTCCTGGCATGGAGGCGGGCGAGCGCTCATTGAGCAGCACGTTGCCAAGTGCGACTACGCGCATGGCAGAAAGGTGCAGCCGACCACGCTGCCCATCCCCGACCTCGACCCGTACGAGGAGCCGCTGATGGTGCAGGGGAGGACGTTGCAGCTCTCTAAGCAGGACGTCGCCCGCCTCGACGCCGAGATGAAAGCCTCGCTGGAGGCCGAGTGGGAGCGCTTCATGCGGCGCTCGCTCGCGGCCCCGGACGCGACAGCGGCGACGAAGGAACCTCCACCAGCGCTGATGAACGTGCTCGGTCAGGTCTGGGACAAGTCGCTCAAGACGTGGACAGAGCCCCTGCGCCTCGCGGACTTCATGCCGGAACCGGCCCGCCAAGCGCGACCCCATCCAGGCGCTCAGGGATGAAGGGAGAGATCGAAAAGACGTGAGCAGAGAGCCGGCGCGCGACCCCGCTGCGCTATACGGGGAGATCACTCCTAACATTGCGGAACTACTGCAATCCGGTGGCGTTTGTGAGAGAGCCCGGTCTGCGTTGTTGCTTAGCACGAGCTAACTGTGCGTAATCGCTACAGACGGGTCGATCTGGTGGGTGAGATGGACGAGTCCATGCTGATCGCTGCTCTGGCGCTTGACGCTGCTGGGATGAAGCCTGCCCAGATAGCCAAGCTACTCAGCGTGACGACGTCGAACGTCAAAGCGGCGCTCGCCGCAATCAAGGCGCTGCCTGCTGTCTGACAAACGACAACGCGCAATAGGCGGTGATGATCTAAAACAGACAGCATGAGCGCTGTGAAGCTGAGCGCAACGGATCCGCGGGAGTGGGTGCGGCTCACTCTGAAAGACGACTGGGGCCGGCAGTACTTCGCATTGCCAGATGGCAGCGAGGCGCAGTGGTACCCGCTCGAGAAGACCGGCATCGACGTGCGCTGGAGCGATGGCGCCGTTGAGCATGTGGCCATAAAGGGCCGGAGCTATCCCGGTGGGACGCTGCCGGTCATCGTGCAGATCAAGGACTACGTGGTGTGGGAGACGCTGCTCCACTACGTAGACGTCCGGCTGAGCGACTGGGTGCACACGGAGCGACCGCGGAGGCTGCTGCAGGGTCGGCGCAATGTCGGTTGACTCAACCGCCAGTCTCGCGCGCGCGCGTTCTGTGGATGAGATGCGGGCGGCCGGCCAGCGAGCGGCCGAGGTCATCCGCGGCGGCGGGTTCCAGATCGAGGCGGCCTTCGCTGCCGGTGTGCACGAGAAGACCTACTACCGCTGGCTCGAAGGCGAGGACGAGGCGTGCCTTGCCTTCCAGCGCGAGGTGCTGCCGGCGCTGTTTGAGCAGGCGCGGGCAGCTGAACAGAAGGCCGAGCAGGACATCGCCTCTTCCGAGGGCGGCTCGAGCGCGTGGGCCAGCTGGCACAAGTGGAAGCTTGAAAAGCGCTACCGGAAGCTGTTCGGCGACCTCGCGCAAAAGGTTGAGGTCTCTGGTCCCGGGGGCGGCCCCGTCGAGCACAAGCACGCATTCGTGGCTCAGCTGCCCGACTCGGAGCTACTGGCGATCGTGACTGGCGATAAGAAGCTGCCGAGCGGAGACGAGGGCGAGCAGTGACCATCCTCGACTACGAGATTGACGTGATGCGCAGCGACGAGCGCAACATGGTGCTCAAGGACTGGATGCTGAACACGCGCCACGACCGCAAAGACATCGAGCGGTGCATGCGCGACGGCGTGGTGCTTGTGGCTCGAGCCCGCAATGGCATCGCGCTGGGCTGGCTGGCTCATGTCGGCCGGAAGGCGTGCGCCGCATACGTGAAGGGCGCGTATCGCGACCTGGGCGTGCTGCGCGCTCTGTGGGACCGGGCAGGCCGTCCGAGCGAGGTCATGCACCCGTCGACAGCGCGAGCCCACCAGGTAATGCGCGGGCTCATGAGTTCGCGCGAGGAGACGCGATGAGATTCAAAGAGCTCAGGTTCAACAAGCCCGTCAAGTCGCCGCACCGCGCGGACGACGAGATGTTTCCGCGCTTCGGCGGCGTCGAGGCTGCGGCCATCGACGTTGCGATCGAGCACGGCTTCTGCAAGCTCAAGGGGAAGGTTCGCGAGGTGTGGACAGCCGTGGCCAACGTGAACAACGCGCTGCCTGAGGATGCCCCCGTGATTGCAGACAGGAAGGGTTCCAAGTGACGCTCCAAGAAGCCGTGACGATGCTGGAGACCTGGGACAAGCAGGCCGGAGAGCTGATCGCCGACTACAACCACGTCGTTTCAGCGGTCGAGGCAGCGGCAAGCCCGCTCGGGATGTTCCGGCCAGCGAGGCTGGAATGGGCCCCGGTTGAGGTGTGCCGTGTCGATGGGGCGTGGAAGGCGCATCGCAAGGGCATCGGCGTTGCCGGCCACAGTCCAAACTGGACCGGCCCCACGCTGCCTTCTGTCGTGCGCCAGGCGGCTCAGGACGTGGAGCCCGCCATCGTGGACCTGCGCAACAAGGTGACTCTGGCGAAGGCGGCGCTTGAGGCGCTGAGGGCGAAGTGAGCGACCCAGTCACCAAGGCCAAGCTGCCAACCGCGCCCGAGCCCGCCAACGACAACGCCGGACCCAGTGTGCAAATGGGCCGGATGGACCTTGCGGACTACACGCGCAAGCACATCCTTCCCGAGGCTGCCAAAGCCTGCGAGGAGGGCCAGCTACGCGAGCGCATGATCGAGCGCGACGGCAAGCGCGAAGTCCGCCGCCGCTACGACGTCGTCAGTGCTACGCGCATGTCCACGCGCTGGATGCCTGGCAGCTCCGTGCCCATGCTCGTGCCGGTCACGACGTACGAGACGGTGCCAGGTCAGCTGCCGTTTGGTCTGCCCGTGCTGCGCTCGCAAACGGTTGATGGCTTTCACTGGCAGCTGTTCCTGGCTCTTCTCAAAGCCGGCACGTTCGGCCGTGGCAAGGATGGCGAAAAGAGGGCACGCAAGTTCGCGACAAGTTGCGCGTTCGCGTGCATCGGCTCGCGAGGCTGAATGACACCTGCGCAGCGTGCGGCAGCGGAGGAGTTGGCGCGGCGGATTGCGACGCGGAACGCCATCCTCTCGAACCTGCACGCACAACAGCGCAGTGTCATCGAGTCGGCCGCCAAGCTGAAGTCGATCCTGGCAGGTCGTCGCGGCGGCAAGACGACGATGGACGCCAGCTACCTGGCTGTCGAAGCTGAGAAGAGCGGACCGAAAGACTGGTGCCTGTACTCGGCGGTGACGCGCTCGGTCGCCAAGGATCTCGTGTGGGGCGAGCTCAAGGAGATCAACAAAACACACGAGCTCGGCTGGCGGATGCGCGAGGACCAGGGGCTCATCGAGACTCGGCGCGGCGCCCACGTGCGTCTGCTCGGCTTCGACAAAATGCCGGAGGTCGAGAAGGCGTGCGGATACCGCGTGCGTCTGTTTATCGCTGACGAGCCACACTCCTACGCCAAGCGACTGGAGTACCTCGTTGATCAGAAGCTAACAGCAGCGCTCGGCGACCTTGACGGCACATTGGTGCTGAACGGCACGCCCGGTGTCGGCCGGTTCGGCTACTGGTTCCGTACCAGCACCGGCAAGACGCCCGGGTTCGAGCGCTGGCATTGGACGGTCAGGCAAAACCCGAAGTTTCCACGCGATCCCGAGGTGTTCATTCGGGAGCTGCTCGAGCGCAAGAAGTGGACGTTTGAGACGCCGGCTTTCCGCCGCGAGATCCTGGCCGAGTGGTGCGAGGACGCCGGCATGGCCTGCTATGCCTACGTCGAGGCGCGCGACGGCCTCAAGGCGCTGGACATCGACTATTCAGGTCTGTTCACGCTCGGCTGCGACTACGGCATCAACAACGCCACGGCCTGGACGGTTTGGTACACGCCGCCCAAGTCACGCACGGCCATCGCGATCCACTCGCAGAAGGAAGCCGGGCTTGAGCCCGACGCTGCCACCGACATCACGAAGCGTCTGGTGGACCAGTACAAGCCGAGCAAGATCGTCGGCGACGCTGGCGGCCTCGGAAAGGTCTACGTCACGAACTGGAATCGCCGCTACGGCGACCGCGCCGGCATGTTCATGCACAACGCCGATAAGCAGGGCAAGCGTGGCCACATGCAGACGCTCAACGACGAGCTGCGATCGGAGCGCGCGAAAGTCTACGAGCCGGGGTGCGCCGTGCTCATCGACGAATGGGGCACGCTCACCTGGAAGGACGAGCGCAAGGAAGAAGAAGACCCGCAGGCCGAGAATGACGCCAGCGACTCGGCGCTCTACGGCTTTACGGCGCACCTCGGCTTCCTGAACGAACTGGCCCCGCCGCCTCCGCCTCCGCCTGACGTGGCCGCCATCCTGGCCCAGCAACAACGCATCGACCGAGTTCAGGCTGCCATGCGGCAGAGCGAAGACGATTGGAGTGAGTACTGATGGACAAGCACCCTGCAACCATGACCGCCGAAGAGGTAGAAGCTTTCGCCATCCGCATGCGTGACGCGGGCGCATCGCGCGTAACCGTTGGCGTGGTGAGCATCAGCTTCCGCGAGACGCCGCCTACGCATTCACCGCTCACCGCTCCCGCCGAGCCTACGCTGCCTTTGCCAGCGCGCGAGCCGCGAAAGCTCACTGAGGAGGAGCTGTTCGAACGGGAGTGTGCCGAGTACGTCCCGGGAACTGGCTAAGCAGCTTCGTCGCGCACCCAAGCGCTAGCCGGAATCTCCCCATCCGTCAGCTGCTCGAGCTTCACACGCATGTCGCCGTCTGGCCTAGACCTGCCGCGACGCCACCGTGTGATGGTCATCACGTCGAGGTCCATCTTCGCGGCTAGCTCTTTCACGGACAAGTCGTGTCGGGCCATGTAGACCCTGAGCAGAACGGCGCCTTGGTCTGTTCCCATGCTTGAGCATCTTACGCCTGTTTTCATGCGCGCGCGGCGTGAAAGTGCTTGACGTGCATGGAAACAGGCTGTGCCGCCTGATGACTGTACGCGCACGCATGAAAGGGACAGTCCACCATCCGAGTATTGGGCCGCGGGCGATCTGTTTGCCGACTGCGTGCCATGACAACTCCGGAGCCGAGTGGACGCACAGACCCCGAACGCGACCGAGCGCAAGTGGTGGACCAGCAAGCGGGACACTCACGCCGCCGTGTTCAGTCTGACCGGCTTCCTGCGCAAGCATCAAAAGGAACGCCGCCGGATGAACCGGCTCCACATGCGGATCGTGTCGAACGACGATCCGGCTGGGCGCGGCCTGTACGGCACGCCCATGGAAGCTGCAAAGTCGCGTCTCGATGGCGGCAGCGAGAAGAGCCGGTACATGCTGTGCCTGTCCATCGTGGACACGGCGGCGAGTATCGTCTCCAGCTCCAAGCCAACGCTCCAAGCTCTGACGCAGGCCGGCGATTGGAGCATGCAGCGCCGTGCGAAGGAGCGGACGCTGGCCCTGAGCGGACAGATGCGCCACCTCCGCATCGACGAGCTCGGACCGAAGATCTTCCGCGACGCAGCCATTTGCGACGTAGCCGGCGTGTTCGGCTATCTGCACCCGGAAACGCGCCGGGTGTGCCTGGACCGCGTGCTGAGCAACGAGATCCTCGTCGACCACAACGAGGCGATCCACGGCAAGCCGCGCAACCTGTACCGCGTCTACCCGGTGAACCGCGAGCGTCTCAAGGAGCTATATCCCAGGTTCGCCGACAAGATCGAGAACGCTTCCGGTGTCGACATCGACGACCGCGACGACTTCTTTCTGACGCGCGAGTCCGCGGCTGACTCCGTGCTCGTCGCCGAGTCGTGGCACCTCGGCCCAGCCATCAGACCAGTCAAGGGCAAGGAGCTGCCAGCGTCGAAACTAGGGCGACACGTGCTGTGCGTCTCGAATGCGACGCTGGTGGACGAGCCGTACAAACATCAAGAGTTTCCGTTCGCGTTCCTAAAGTACGCGGACTTCCCGGTGGGCTGGTACGGACAATCGCTTGTCGCGCGCACCAAGGAGAGCCAGCGGCGCATCAACAAGCTGATCAAGAAGTACGAGATCAGCCAGGACCTGAACTCAAAATGCGTCACGGTCGTTCCGCGCTCAAGTGGACTCGGCCCCGACCAGATCACGAACTTGCCTGGTCAGGTGGTGTTCTCCGAGAGCGGAGAGCCGAAGCTGCTCCGCTGGGACGGCACGCTCCCTGACCTGCGTGCGGACATCCCGGCCATTCGCGAGGAGTGCCTCAACAACGAGGGCCTGAGCGAGCAGCAGGTACAGGGAGACCGCATCCAAGGCGTGAACAGCGCCGTAGGCATTCGCGCCGCCGACGACGTGCAGAGCCGTCGCCACGTGCACCCGCAGCGCCGCTACGAGCGCTGGCACCTCGACGTTGCCGAGCTCATCGCGCGGCTCAACGACGACGCGACCGAGGAGGACCCGAGCTACTCGGTCACCTCGCAGGTCCGACGCGGGCGACGCGACTTTATCAACAGCGTCAAATGGGCTGACGTCCAGGTTGATCCCGACGACGTGCGCTTGCAGATCTTCCCGACCTCCTCGCTGAGCACGACCCCAAAAGGCCGGCGCGACGACGTGATGGGCCTGCTTCAGGCCGGCATGATTACGCAGCAGGTCGCACTCGAACTCCTCGACATGCCCGACCTCGACACCGAGACGAGCAACGCGCTCGCCGAGGTGGACTACTCGCGCTGGCAGGTCGAGGAGGTGATGGACGGCAACGGCTTCGAGATCGACCCGATCTTGACCGCTGACGGCCTGAGCCTGTGCCTCGATACGGCGCGCAAGGCGTACCTCCAGTGCCTCTACTCGAAGGCGCCGGATGACGTGCTCGAGAACCTGCGCGACTACATGAAATCGCTCTCCGACGAGATCGCTCGCATCGCGCCTAAGCCGGCACCTGTGCCCGAAGTCCCGATGGATCCGGCGATGGCGATGCCGCCCGAGATGATGCCGCCAGGTGAGCCGCCGCTGCCACCTGTACCGAACGTGCCCCTAATGCCTGGAGTCAACTGAGTGACCGTACAAGCAGCCAGCGCAACGCCCGCTCCGTCAGCCGATCCGACCGGAGAAGGTTCGCCGCCCGACCTGTCGAACACCGGCGCGCTGCCCACTGGCGCGTCCGACGCTGGCCATCGCACGACTGCACAGTCTGACCGCATGGCGCGCGCGCTCGGCGTGTTGACCGGTGGCGGCAAGAAGCCTGATCCCGTCGCGCCCGCTGCCGAGCCCGCTCCTGCACCGGAGCCTGCCGAGATGGCACCGCTCGCTGCGGGGCCCGAAGCGACGCCTGCAGAGCTGCCCGAACAGCGCCCAGGAGAGAGCGACGCCAAATACGAGGCGCGCCTCGCTCGCGCACTGGCGGACATTCAGAAAGAGCAGGGCGAGAAGCTCTTGCTCAAGAAGCAGCTGGCCGATCGAGACACGACGGAGGGCGCGCTCAAGGCCGACCTGGAAGCGCTGCGCGCGCGACTCGCCAAGATCGAGGCCGACCCCGCAGAGGCACTCAGGGCGGCCAAGACCACGTACGACGAGTACACCAAAAAGATCCTAGCTGGCGAAGTCAAGGCGCCGACGCCTGAGGATGAGCTCGCGCGCAAGGTCGACGAAAAGTCCAGCGAGCTTGAGAGGCGACTGGCCGACATGCAGGCGAAGCTCGAGGCGAAAGAGAAGGCCGAGCAGGAAGCTGCGCTCAAGCGCCAGTACGAGGAGACGCGCTCGCGCGATCTCGAGATCGTCAAGGCACGCATTCAGGCCGCTGCCGAAAAGCACCCGCTGGTCGCATCGCTTTCGTGGTCCGCCGAGAGGGTGTTGGACCTCTGCTACCAAGAGCAGACCAACGACATCGAAGGACAGCTGGCCAAGCTTGACGCTGCCGCCTCATCTGACCTGGAGACGCTCCTCCAGAGCCCGCGTGCGTTGGCCGCGGTGCTGAAGCGCAGCCCGAAGATTCGCGAGACGATCCAAGCGGCCATCGCAGGCGGCAAGGATCAGAGCAGGCAGACCCCGAAGAGCAGTGAGGGTCCTCGCGCGCTCGGTGCCGACGTGGTGTCGGCGCCGACCACGCCAATCGATCGCCCGAAGACCAAGGAGGAGAAGCGGCGTTCAGCGTTGCGAATCCTCAGCGGTGAGGGCTGAAAGTAACGAGGACGCCTCATGTCTCTTTCCAGAACTGCAGTACTGCCCGCGCTCAAGGAACTCTACACGGAGGGCGAGGATCGCGACCTCGTCTTCAAGTCGCACTCTCTGCTCGGCATGACCCGGCGCAATCGCAAGATGCAGGGTCGCTACTTCCATCTGCCGATCCAGTACGGCAAACCCCAGGGGCGCTCGCACTCGCTGACCACGGCGGGCACGAACGAGTACGCCTCCAAGTACACCGCGTTCGATGTAACGCCCGTCAGCGACTACGTGGTTGCGAAGGTGGACGGCATCGTCGTGCGCCAGGCCATGAACGGCGGCGCAGCCGAAATGTTCTTGGATCTGATGAAGAACGAGATGGATGGCTCGCTGTCCACCCTCGGCGACAACGTGGCGCGTGAACAGTACGGCACGTTCGGTGGCGCGCGCGCACAGGTCCACGCGACCACGGCCATCAGCACCACCTCTCTCACGCTCGCCAACCCCGAAGACACTTTCTTCTTCGAGGTCGGCATGAAGATCTGCGCATCGGCGACCGATGGCACGAGCGGTTCGCTGCGCGACTCGGGCGACTTCATCACCATCACGGCCGTCAACCGCGACACCGGCGTCCTTACGGGCGACGGCAACTGGTCTGGCATCTCTGGCATCGCGAACGGCGACTACCTGTTCGTCCAGGGCGACTTTGGCGCAGCTGCTTCGGGGCTCGGCTCGTGGTGCCCGTCGAGCGCGCCCGGCTCCACCTTGTTCTTCGGCGTGGATCGCTCGGCCGACGTCGAGCGTCTTGGCGGCATCCGCTACGACGGCGCGAACGAGACGCAGGAGACCGTCTACATCAAGGCCATGGCGCGCGTGCAGCGCACCAAGGCGAACATCAAGTACATCTACACCAACCCGATCAACATCGCGGCGCTCGAGGTCAGCAAGGAGGGGCAGAAGTTCATTACCTCCGACAACGAGTACAAGATCGGATACAAGGGATTCAGCATCGGCGGGATCGACATCATCCCCGACAACGATTGCCCCGTAAACGTGGCGTACGGAATTGATCCGAGCGCCTGGCTCTGGTGCACGAACGGCGATGCCCCGTCTCTCAACGACGCGGATGGGATCGAGTTCCTGAAGCTCGGCTCCAGTGTGGGCGACACCTTCGAGATCCAGGGAGTGATCGACCACAACTTCGGCTCGACGGCGCCCGGCAAGCTCCTGCGCATCGCCCTGCCCACTGCTGGCTGATCTCTGACGGTCTGAACGAAGGAGATCCACCATGGCGAACATCAAGAACCTAAAGAAGCTGCTCAAGGTCTACGGACCTGATCACGAGGTGGCGTACGTGCGGTGGGCTCCTTCGAGCTCGTCCACGCAGACGCTCACTGAGGCGCGCGGCATCACCAGCGTGACGCGCTCCGGCGCTGGCGCGTACACAGTCAACGTGGCGCGCAAGTGCAGGAACCTGGTCGCGCTAATCCAGGTCGTCGAGAACAACACGACCCACTATCACTTCGCTCGCATCGAAAGCACGAGCGCTGCCGCAGGTACGGTTGCGGTCTCTCACAAGAGCGTCGCGTTTGCCGACGTAGCGACCGGCCCCGCTGGCTCCGACACCGTCGACGAACTTGAGGTGCTGGTGCTGATGCAGGTCGCATCGTGAAGGAGCCGAAAAGCGGCATCGGGATCCTCGTCGGCGTGAAACCCAAAAAGGGCAGCGCTGAGGAGGAGACTGTTGACGATGGCGGCGACATGATCGAGGTCAAGCGAGCTGCCGTAAAGGCTCTGTTCAGCGCCATGAAAGCCGGAGACGTCGAGGCGGGCGTCGAGGCTCTGGACGCTCTCAAAGACTGCTACTGACGGGAGGACCATGTGGGAGCGTCCGTTCTCGTATCTGAGGTGATCGAGGAAGCTCGCTTCCGCGTGGACGCGAACTCAGGCGCGTCTACTTACGTCAACGACGCCGCCATGCTCCGTCTGGTCAAGTTCAGCGCTCGCAGGCTGAGCGCCATGATCCGCCGTGAGTTTGGCGGCGACTACTTCACGTCACGGACCACGCTGACGACAACGCCTAGCAGTGACACAGTCGCACTGCCGGGCAACTTTAGCGACCTGCGCCAGATTGCGTGGGTCCGAGGCAGCAACGACGTGGTGCCGATGAGCCGCGCTGGCGTCGATGATTGGCGCGCATCTAGCGAGACCGCAACCGCATGGGATGCGGCGCCGACTTACCAGATTCAGAGCAGCAACCTGCTCGTCTTCCCGAAGCCGAACCAGGCGTACACGCTCTCGATTTACTACGACACCGGGATCTACGTAACGTCCACCTCCGACAGCATCGACGCCCAGCCAGGCTGGGAGGAGTGGCTGATCAACGACGTCTGCATCCGCATTCGAATGCGCGAGGATCTAGAGTTCTCTTCCTTTGAGAAGGAGCGCTCCATCGCCGCTGCGGAGATCAAGCAGCAGGCGGCCCAGCGCGACCGGGTTGGGGTGCACACGGTTCGTGATCTGTGGGGCGACGGCTCAGAAAGCATCGACCCGCGTAGCCTGTTTGCGAGGCGGTGAATGCCAGCGCCAAAAACCAAGCTCCCCGCGTACGGACAGCCAGTCAAGACCGAGCACGTTGCGGATCTGCTGCTCTTCCTTGAGACGCACCTGCTCCTGGACTCTGTGTTTGTCACCGGCTGTGAGCTCGACGGATCGGGCGACTTCGCGTTCTTCAGGCACGGTCTGCGCCGTCCGTACAAGGGCGTGATCATTGCCGGCCAGTCGCGCACCGACGTCTTCATCCGCGTTCTTCTGCCAAGCGACGCAGCGTTGACTGAGCCGCATACATCGACCACTCACTTCGGCGTGCGGCCAACTGGCCTCGGAGAGGCCGCCCTCGCCTGCGCCTTCGACGCGTTGGTGTTCTAATGCCGCTGCAGAAGCAATACGCCGAGATTCCGCTAAACGGCGGACTTGATACCAAACAGGCGGACGAACTGCAGAGCGCGAACACGCTCACGTCGGCGCTGAACCTCCGCTTTCGCAAGAGCGGACGCCTCGAGAAGCGCTCGACCTACCACGCGACCACGGGCACGTTCGACGCCGACAATGAAATCATTGACACGCTGTTCGCGAACCAGGGCCGACCGATCGCGCTCGGCCGAACGCAAGGCTGCGGCTCGCTGCAAGGCACGACGCTCGAGCTTCCCGGAGATGTTGACCCGCCGCTGCGGCCTGTTGCTTGTCGAGTGTCCAGGCTGGTGGCGGCGCAGACGCAGGAGACGGCCAATAGCTACGGTCTGACCAGCACGGCGTGCGCGGCGATCAATGGGCAGATTGTCACAGCGCACGCAGTGGTGGTGAGTTCGACCGCTTCGAGCCTCGTCATTCGCGTGTTCGACGCTGCGACTGGAGAACTCGTCAAGGTGACGTCCCAGCCTGTCACGGCTCTGTCCGGTCTTGTTTTTGTGCAGGCGTGCCAGATTGCTTCGCAAAACGCGGTGCTGATTGCGTGGACGAGTGGGTCTGCTCTACCGTTCTCGATCAACGGCATTCGTTACGACACAGCAACAAGCACGTTCGGCAGCCCGATCGTGATGGCGAGCGGCGTTCTTCCCGATGCCAGCTTTGCAATCTGCGAGTCATCGACGACGAGCGTAACTGGCGGAGGCTTCTATCTCGGATACGAGGACGACGCGAGCGGCGATCTGGTTGTGACTCGTCGCCAGTACAGCGATTTGACCACGATCTTGGCAACGCACACGGGCACGCACGGCGCATCTGCAGGCGTCTCCATTTGCGACAACGGCATAGATGGCGCGATGGTCGCGAGCGTCGACAACAGCACCAATGTTGCGTACATGGAGCTATTCGGCTCGCCTGGCACAGCGCAGGTGTTGCTGGTTGGAGCCAGCAACAACTTATCAGGAGTAGCGATCGGCTATGGCTTAGACGGCTCTAATCGCGCGGCGACAGCCATCGTGAACGTTGTTGCGGCAGCCATCGGCGGCACTGTCGCCAACAGCTTCACGCCAATCTACTCAGTCGCGTACGTTCGCAGCTACGCAAGCTCTCCGACGGCGGCATACCAGCAAACTCTGACCGGCGTATACGCGATCTCCCATGGCGTAACTATCGACAATCTTCCGCACTTCGCGGTCGCGACGGATGTCGGTGAGCGAACCGACGACAACCAGTCGTATGCCACCGGCCAGAGCGGTCTGCTTGTTCGCGTTAGGCCTGCGAGCAACGCTGCGCCTGATGTAGTTGCTCGCTTCGGCCATGACCGCATGGCCGGGTTCACCGTCATCCAGCAGATGAGCGCGTTGACCATGTACGACCGTGCTGTCTACACGGCGCACATGGCAGATCCGGCAAAGGCACAGACGATGGTTGCCGCGAGGCTTCCTCAGGCTTCGTTTGTCGCCAAGGTGCAGTTCGGGGCCGCCACCGACGCCTTCCCTCTCTCGAGCACTGAGCACAGTGGGGCAACGCTGGTGGCTTCTGGCGAACTGTTCGATTTCGATGGCCAGTGGCCGATTGAGACGCAGCCGCGCGGGCGCCCTCGGCTCACCGTCGAGTACGGCAGCGGCAGCGGCGTTACCACGACGGGCACGCTCAGCCTCTGCGCGCTCTATACGTTCGTCGACCAGGCTGGGCGCCTCCATCGCAGCGCGCCAAGCGCCGTCGTCACGGTCCCGGCGGTCACTGACAAACAGATTGACGCGTACGTTCCTGCGCCGCCGCTGCCTGCTTACCAGGGTTTTGGCGCTACAGGGTTTAGCGAATACACCACGAACTACGGCATCGAGCTGTACGCAACCGAGGACGGCGGCAGCACGTTCTATCTCGCTCACAACTCGAGCGGACGAAAGCTCGTGCCGGACAACGGGTTCACTCCAGAGCCGTTCTTCAAGTTCAGCGGGGTTCAGCCAGGCGATCCTGAGCACCCTGCGCTCTATTCTGACGGATCTGCCGGATCGGAGCTTTGGAGCGAACCGCCCCCGCCAATGATCAGCGTGGCCACCATCGGCGACCGAGTCTGGGGCATCGACGCCGAGGACCGCAGCCGCATCTGGTACTCGAAGCCGCTCGTCCCCGGCTACGCGGTCGAGTGGAACACTGCATGCTCGCTCGTCATCGGAGATAAAGGAGTGGCGGTTGCCGACGTCAACGGAACGGCCGCTGTTTTTGGCGAGCGTGGCATCTGGGTCATTCCAGGTGAGGGGCCCAATGCGAACGGCGTGGGGAGTTTTGCGCCGGCTCAGCGATTGCCGCACGAGGTTGAGACGATCTGTCCAACCAGCGTGTGCAAGACGCCGGCAGGCGTAGCTTTTCGCGCCCGCCGAGGCATCTCAATGCTCGGGTTTGGATTCGACATGCAGCCCATTGGGCTGCCCATCGATCTGCTCATGCCCACGGTTACACAGTCGTCCATGATCCGCGCTGTCTACGACGACCAACACAGTGAGCTACGCGTTATCGATCACGCCATCGGATCCGTCTACGTCTTCCACATGCTCGAGCAGAAGTGGACGAACTGGGGGCAGTCAAGCTCTGACGGCCTCCAAAATCAGCGCGACGCATGCGTAGCAAACGGCCGGGTTTGGTACGCGCACAAGCCATCATCGGGGCCATGGCAGCTGCGGCGCGAGCTAGGCGGGGATGAAACCGACCACAACCTTTCGGCCGAAGCGGTCCGTGTAGTGTCTGCGTGGATTCGGCTCGAAAACGTAGCAGGGTTTGGTCGGCTGCGGCGCATCACGCTGCCGTTTCGTGTCCCTGGCGAGCCAGCGGGGAAACTCCTCACCGTCACTGCGCACGCCGACTACGACGACTCGACCAACATTGGCACTCAGGTCTACACGCTGACTGACCTTGGCGAAGAGGGCGACTTTGTCTTTGTTGTCATGCAACCGAGCGTTCAGAGAGTCAGCGCGCTACGGCTCACGCTGATCATTCAGTCGCTCGGATCAAGCCCGTGGGGCGGGTGGATTGATTCAGGATCCGACGTCGCCGGATATCCGCCAGCAGTCGCCCGCATTGAGTATGCCGTGCAGCCTGGTGGCAGGCGCAACGTTGCCAACGCCAACAACAAGGGCTGACTGTCTGCAACTAGACATCAAGCTCTGACAACTGCTCAGAACGCCGTTGGTTTGTCGGCCAAAATGAAGGCATCGGCAAACCGTCGAGTATGGAGGTTCGGGCATGAGCAATCTCTTTTACGTGCCCGAGCGAGATTACCTCGGAGGATCCGAGCGCGCGCTGGACCAGCGGCGATCAGAGTACGAGTCTGGTCGCCAGATGGGTCTAGGAAGCTTCCAGCGAGGAACCGGCGCTATGGGCGGCGCGACCGGGGCTACTCAGATCGCTGGAGAAGCTGCCAGGTACGGGCAGGGGACGGTCATCGACTCCCGCGCGAGCCGCGACGCCGGCATCGGAATGATGGGCAATTCCGTGGCGTCGATGAGCAGCGCTGCCAACGCAAATACGGCGAGCATTGCGGAAGCGCAGCAGCGCGCGGCCATTGCGGCGAACGCCCGTCAGATGCAGGCTCAGGCCGCGTCCGCACGTGGCGGAAATCAGGCCGCGGCAATGCGCAACGCGCAGGCGTTCGGCGCTACCAGTGCGCTGCAGAACTCCGAGCAACTCGCCGCCTTGCGCGCTCAGGAAGAGCAGCAGCGCGTCGCTCGGCAGATGGCCGCAGCTCAATACCAAGGCCAAATCGGCGCTCAGAGGCTCGCGTACGGTCAGCAGCAGCAGCAGTTCGGCGCAGGTCTGGGACAGCAGGCTGCGGGGCTCCAGTTGGCCGATTACCAGGCTCGCAACCAGGCCGCGCTCGGACTCGGGCAGCTTGGGCTTGGCCAGCAGCAGCTCTACACGAACGCCGGTCTTACAGCTGACCAGGCGCAGCTTCAGGCGCAGCAATACTACCAGCAGATGAAGGCCGCCGAAGCCGCTCAGTCCACGGCGTTCGCAGGCGCGATGATCGGCTCAGTGGGTGGGATGATGGGCGGCATGGGCGGAGGGATGTGAGTGGCCACGCCTGAGCAGATGCGACGCGCCGCTGCGATGTACGCCGGGCAGCCGGTCATGTCTGGCGACCCGAGTCTTTCGGACGCGGAGAACGCGATCGCCGAACAGGATGCGATGCTGGCGCAGCAAGCTGCAGCGGACGACGCAATCCGCACGGCTCCTGTCACGCCGGCTCCTCCCGTTGCTGTGCCTGCAAGTACGGTTATGTCGATGGAGAGCGAGCCGATGACGCCGGCCGTTGCTCCGACTGGGCAGGCTGTACAGGCGGCGCCTATTGCCGCGCGCATCCACACTCAACCGGCGTTGGCGGCTCCTGGTCCGACGCAGCAGCAACCTCAGCCGAGTCCGGCGACTCCTCAGCCCAGGCCGACGAATCCATACGTGGAGATTCAGCGCGCATCGGCCGCTGATGCAAGCGCGGCTCAGTCTGCGGCGAACGCCTACGAAACACAGGGCGACATCGCAGCCGAGTCGCGCAAGCTGGCGATCGAGGAGCAAGGGCAGGCGAAATCAGAGACATCCTCAGCCGAGGCCGACGTTTTCGCCCAGATGGGAGCTGCTCAGGACGAGCACGCTAACAAGTTGCGAACCATCGAGGCCGCGCAGCGCGAATCCGAAGCCGTTCAGCAGCGCGAGATCGACGACGATCAGAAGTTCCTGAAGGCGAACGCCGAGCCAAAGGACCGACGCACCGGAGCTCAGCGGGCCGCCGGGCTGATCGGGATGCTGCTCGGCGGCATCGGCTCTGCCATGCAGTCGGCGGCGCTTGGTCAGGTCGTCAAGAATCCCGTGATCGACATTGTGAACGAGTCGATCAATCGTGACCTCCAGAGACAACAAGCGGCGCTCGATAACACCCGCACGGCTATGGCCGCGAAACAGACATCGCTGGCCCAGTCGCGCGCGCGCTACCAGGACGATCGCGAGGCGCTCCAGTTCGCACGCGTCATGGAGCTCGACAAATGGAAGTCGAGTCTCGAGGAAGTTGCTAAGCGCGGCGAAAGCAAGGAAGCTCAGGCCAAGGCTCAGGAGGCCATCGCGGTGATCGACCAAGAGCGGTCGACGCTTCTCGGCGGCTTCTACAGCGATCGGTTTGAGCGCCGCCGCGCAGAGGCGCAGCGGGCCGGTCTGGCTCGGTATCAAGAGCAGAAGGCGGCAGCTGCAGCGGCAGCGGCGCGCGCCGACAATGGGCCGGATTACTCGAAGTTCACAGTGCCAGAGCTCGAGCGAGCAGCGGCAATTGGCCAGCTTCCGGCGGGCGGCATCGAGTACCTGAACAAGGTCAAGGCTGGCGACGCTGGCGTGGAGAAGGCATACGCAGACATCGACAAGCTGCGCGCGGAGGCGGCGAACGGCGGCGGCCATAAGTCTGCTCAGCAGGTCAAGACAGAGACTCTGATGGCTGGAGTTCAGAAGGACGTGGACAACCTGGTCCCGTACCTAAGCGCCGACAAGGACATCCCCTACTTCGGCGTCCGCAGCGGAACGCAGTGGGTTCCTGACGCTGTGATGCCGGAGGAGAACATTAGGGTCTCGAACAGCGTCAACGCGATCGCGAACATCCTGCTCCGCGACGAGTCTGGCGCGGCGATTGGGGAAGACGAAGCGAACAAAAAACGCGCCGCATGGGGCATCGACAGCGGCGACCCGCAGATCCGGAAAGAGGGCCTGCGCAAAATGCTGTACGAGTACGCGGCCCGAAAGAACGCCGGCAAACTTCCTGCCACGATCGACGCTCAACCAAAGGGCGGCGGATGAGCGATAAGCGCGTCGACGCATTCGACCCGAGTGGCCAGCTCGTGACGATCCCCGAAGAGCAGGCGCTTGACGCCCAACTACAGGGATACGAACTCGCCACGCCGGAAGCGATGCAGGCGCGCGCGCTTGAAGCTGAGCACGGCGGCGACAACGTCCGCGCCGGACTCGAAGGTGTCGCGCGCGGCGCAACGTTGGGCCTGTCCGACTACGTGCAGGCCAAGGGCGCGAATCTCGGTACGCGTCTAGGAAACGCGCTGGCTGACCTTAGCTTCGGCGATTCGTCTGGCGTAGACCGCGACGCGCAGGCTGTCGCAGCAGAGCAAGAGGCGAAGGCCGGGATGCTCGGTCGACAGCAGGCGAACAGCACGATCTCCACGATCGGCGAGATGGGCGGCGCCATCGGCCTAGGCGTGCTCACGGGCGGACTCGGGGCAGAGTGGGCAGCCGGCAAGGCCGCCGCTCGTCTCGGTCAGGCTGCCGCAACGACGCTCGGCAAGGCCAGCATCCGGGCTGGTCTAGGGGCCGTCGAAGGCGCAGCGTTTGGCGCAGCCAAGGCCGTTGACGATGACTTCTTGGCTGACCGCGACATCACTGCGGAGCGGATCGCCCTCGCCGCTGGAGAGGGCGCCTTGCTCGGCGGAGCGCTGGCCGGCGGCGCGTCGCTGCTCGGGAGCGGTCTCAAGGAGGGCGCGCGTCGCCTCTCTGGTGCTTTGGGCGAGGGCAGTTCCGTTGGCGGCTACCTCGACAAGATGGCAGGCGAGAGCGCCTACAAGGCTGCAGTGGGGCGCACGAGCAAGCAGTCAATGAAGCTCGCCGACCGGCAAGGCGGCGCCGAAGCGGTGGGCAAGACGCTCCTTGAGGAGGGGATCGACTTGACCTTGGATGCCGAGTCAATCCTATCGCAAACGACGGCGAAGGCCGACGAGATCGGCGAGACCATCTCTCGGCTCGTGCAGGAAGCTGACGCGCTTGGCGAAGGAGTAAAGCGCGGCGACCTCCAAGAGGTCATCAAAAAGAGCGTCATCGACCCGCTGAACAAGGTTGGCACGCAGGACTTAGCGCGCCGTCTCGAGTCGTCTTTGGACGACATGGGGATCACGCGGTTCAGGGCTCCGACAGATGCGCCGGTGATGACCGCGCAACGCGCCAGCTCGGGCGTGGACCCGATGGCTGGCAGCGGCCTAATGGGCGTACCAGAGCCAAAGCCTTCCGCCTACAGCGGGGGCGGCCTCATGGGCGAAGTCGTCGATCAAACGGATGAGATTGGTCGCGTAAAAACGCTCTCTCCAACGCGCTCACGGTCGAATGTTGACAGCGGTCTAATGGGCTCTGCCAAGGAAGAGCTGATCGCCTTCAGCGAGATCAACGGCATCCGCAAGGCGCTCGACGCTCGTCTCAAGTGGAGTCGCACCGCGCCGGATGAGCTACTCGACGCCAAGCGAGATGTGCGCCGAGCCATCGATCGCTTCTTCCTGGACAAAGTCGACGAAGCGGCGCAGCAAGCTGGCAAGCCAGAATTCGTCAAGCAGTTGAAAGAGGCCAAGCGCAAGTACGCGCATCTGGCACTCGCCCGCGACCAGGCTCAGGAAGCCGTCCAGACGCAGCTTGCCAACCGCGCCACCTCGCTCACCGACACGCTTGCCGGCGTCGGAGCTGGCGCCACCACGGGCGGACCGGTCGGCTTCCTGGCCGGCATCGCCACGTCCCAGGCTCACCGGTTTGTCCGCGAGCGTGGACGGGGCGTTCTGGCAACGGCGATCTTTCGCGCTCGCCAGCGCGCCATGCGCGGGGAAGAACTCATCGAGGGCGCTGCAGGGGGCATGATCGGCGCTGTTACGCGCGGCTTCCAGCGAGCCACAAAAGCGGCTGAGGTTGCCAGTGACAGCGTTCCGATCGGCGGAGTCGTCATGAACACTCGTGACCCGGCCAGCTACGAAGGCGCCATCCAGCACCTGATGCGCCTGCAAGATCGCACAAGCGAGGAGCGCCGGAAGCTGCATGAGCGCAACGCCGAGCTCGCCGCGGAGTCGCCCGAGCACGCCGCTGCCATCGACGCGCACACGCAGCGTACCATCGACTTTCTGCTGGAGAAGGCAGGTCCCAGCAGCATCGATCCATCGCGCCCGTTCGGCCATCTCCAGGTGCCCAAGCATGCGCGCGCCACAGCGCTGCAGCTCGCGCGGTACGCACAGGCAGCGCAGGCCCCGCAGTCTGCACTGGAACGCATCGCCGATGGCAAGCACACGAAGGAAGACGTCGAGACGCTCAAGGCGCTTTACCCGCGCTTGTGGTCTCGCTTCGGGGCCAAGGTCCGTTCGCAGCTTGCGGACTTGAAGAAGCCTCCGAGCTACCGAACGCGCCTCGAACTTGGGCGCATCCTCGAGCAGCCAATGAGCGACTTCGATTCGCCGGCCTTCCAGCAGGCGGCTGCGGCAGCACGCGGCGCAGCGCAGTCGAAGGAAGCGCAGGCACAACAGCCGCAATCACGAAGCACCACACAACTCGCGCGCAGCGGAGCGGGTCACGTGTCCACGTCCGACCGAATCCTAGCCCGGAGCGAGTGACCATGAGTTCTGCCCATCTCGATGCCGCTGCGTGCGTGAAGTGGCCAAGCGCCAGAAGCACCGCAGACACAACCCATTCGCGCGGCGTGATCTTTCGCGTCGCCAACGCGACCAGCCACACTGCAATCGGGTCCACGTCAGCGCAGATCCCAAAGAGTTGCCGCGGTAGGTACTGGCGATTCCTGACGTCTGGAGCAAACGTCGAGTGGGCTTGGCTCCTCGACGGAGACACGGCGCCCACGCTGTCCTATGGACAGACCTCAACCATGGGCACTGGCGCAGCAGCAGCGGCGCCGCGGTTGATGGACGGGATTCCCGAGCACATCATGTGTCCCGTCAACGCCTACGCGCTCGTGTTCATCTCCAGCGCAGCCACTGGCACCTTTGAGGCGAGCCTTTCTGGCCGAGCAACAGATTCGGTGAAGTGACATGCCTGGACCCTTCGAGGGACACCCGCAGATCCCTAGCGGGGCCGGTGATCTTGGGCTGACCACGGCAAGGCTCGCATCCTTCGTCTCGTACGACGGGTGCGTAGTCACGTGCACCGGTGCCCTTGATCCGGGGGATGGGGACGGCGGGACGTTCACCTGGCGCGAATGGTCAGTCGCAACCGTGGATGGCGAGGACGTACTGGGTAATCCAGCGCTGTCGCGTGGGCGATGGCTGCGCATCACGCCTCCCGTGCCGGACGCGTTTAGCCTGACCAACGACTCGACGTCGGCGGCGATCGCCATCACGCAAACCGGTACCACCTCGTCCAGCTCGAGCGTCGGCGGCGCAATCAACCTCAACAACACGGACAATCCGGGCGCAGGCGTCATCATCTACAGCGCCCATGCCGCGCCAACCGGCCGCTTGTTTTCGGTGCGCGCAAACAATGCGACGTTTTCTCAACCGTGCATCTACGGCGAGACGACGGGCACAAGCTTCTGCGCCAAGTTCAGCCACACCGGCACGACCGCGACAGCCAATTGCGTACTGGTCGAGAGCACGAACACTCAGGACTCATCCTTGGGCGTCACTGGCTACGAGGCTGGACGCGGCACAATCAAGGTCACGCACAACAAGCCCGCCGTCAGCGACGCAAACGCATCGTGCATCTCGCTTGACATTGCAGGCGCGGGAACGGCCGCAAAAGGCCTTTTTATCGACTCGTCCGGCGTGACCACGGGGCTCCTCGTCGACGTCCGCAACAACAACCTGCAAAAGCTCACAATCGGGCCGAATGGCGTCATGGGCAGGCGCGGCAGCGTTGTCGGAATCCTCGACGCCGCCACGACAGCGACCGTAACGTTCGGCTGGACCGAGCCTGACGCAAACTACATCCCCGTGCTCAGTCCGGCGCACATCACTGGCGCGGCTGATCCGATGTCCGCGCTCGTGATCGAGATCTACGACAAGACGACGACGGCGTTTAGCTTTCGGATCCACACCGCTCCAGGCGTCGGCACGCAGCGCAATTTTGCGTGGCGAATCGAAAGGAACGTATGAATCCGTTCGACGGTCGTCCGCAAATCCCCAGCGGGGCTGGGTACCTGGGAATCACGAAGGCTCGCCTGGCAACGTACGTTGCCTATGACGGTTGCATCGTCACCTGTACAGGCGGCTCAAACCCAGGAGACGGCGGTGGAGGAACGTTCGCTTGGCGCGAGTGGTCCGCGGCCGACGTCGACGGTGCAGAAATACTTGGTGACCAGACGCTGCCTCGCGGCAGATGGGTGCATGTTTCGCCCAAGTCGGTTGCGGCGGGACTATCGACGGACCTGGAATCTGTCGCCGACGCAACCACGACCTTCGTGCAGGCGGGCAGCGAATCCGTGGGATCAGGCGGCGGCGGCCTTTGGGTGGCCGACCCAGACGACGTTGACACGCCGGACAACGGCGGGACGGTGCGTGTTACGGCCACCGGCCGACGCATGAAGCGCCTAGTATCTGCAGAGCGCCACGTGATCGCGCCAGACTTCCGAAAGACCACGGACGCCGACGACACGGCATCGATCCTGCGCGCGCTCGAGTGGGCGCTTCGCAACGGCGCATCCGGCTGCTACCAAACGGTTCGGCTCCCTGGCATCGGACGGCCGTATCTGATCAGCGACGCCCTGGCCATCAGCGTGTCCGGCGACACGTCCTGCCACCTGACGATAGCCGGTGACGGCGCCGCAACGGTCATTGAGCAGACGGACACAGGCAAGGACATTTGGCGGTTTGAGGGAGACACGCAGAACCTTCGCAGTCTGACCATCCGTGACATGAAGCTCATTGAGGGCCAGTACGGAATCAAGACGCGCAATTTGCAGTATTGCTGGTTCTCGAAGATTCTGATGGATCGCCAGCGCGCTGCCGCCGTCTACCAGTGGGGCCCCGGCGTCGGCACCGTGATCTACGACGGGCTGATCGTGTACCAGCAGCGCGGGTACTCGGTGCATGGAGAGAGCACGGTCCTGACATTCCGCAATTGTGTTTTTGGCGAGATGGCAGGCGCTTTCTATGGCTCTGGCAACTGTGACTTTGAGCTGGACAACTGCACGGTGTTCGGAGCGAAGGACCGCGCCACAGTGCCGGCCCCGTACTCCGACACCAACGCCATTTTCAAGCTTCACTCGGGCAGCTCGCTACGCCTGACCGGCGGCCGCGTAGCGAATGCGGACGGGTGTAACACTGTGATCGAGGCCGTCCGCACCAAGGACATTCTCATCATGGGGACGCGCTTCGACCTCTCGAGCTCCGTACAGCGCTTCGTCGAGCAGCGATTTCTACAGGCGAACAAACAGACCGCCGTGGTGGACGTACGAGCCACGATCCGCTCTGAGTACGCCGGATCTTTTGAGCCGTACCGAGTGACCGAGAATCCGGCTGATTTTGAGTACCCGGTTGTGAATCGAAACGTGCGGTTCGCGGGGCTCATCGAGCACGCCGCGGGCGCTTCGGTGTCGTGGGACTCGCGTTTGATGGATGAGGCGTACGACGCTGACGTGACCGGCACTATCACACGGGAGGCTGCGACATGAATCGCCGCTTTGGAGGCGCTGGTATTCGCCGGGTAATCCGCGCAGGCGCGCGCCTAACCAGCTCATTCGTCGACACCATCCCATCCACGACTCCATCAAACCGCTGGCGTGCTGATACCGGCGTCGTCACTGGCGCCACCATGACATGGACCGACTCGATTGGGGGCCGTGTGGTCTCGCAGTCGACCGGAGCAAATCAGCCGACTGTCGCGTCCGCATCGGAGCTGCGCGGCACGGCTGTGCTGGACTTCCCTAGCTCCACTCACGCACTGGTGTCGGCCGACGCAGCGAGTGTTTGGACGGCTCTACACGGCCCACACACCCACTACGTGATCGGGGTCCCGCGCTCGGTAACGACTGGCCGCATCTTCTCCACGCGCAACAGTTCGAGCACAGCCAGCACGTCTGCCGGCGTGTTCGTGTCGCTGTTGTCGTCGAGCAACTCGGTCCGTTGGGCAGTCGGCAACGGCACCGCGAACCCGATCAACGCGATCGACGTGGCGAGCGCGTACGCGGACGATGGCGCCGGGTTCTGGATGGGCAGTTGGTCCGACGCGGCGTACAGGCTAGACAGCAACTTGGTTGCAGCGTCGACGGGCGTTCCAGCTGCCGCACTCGGCGCTGGCGCACCGCAAGCCACCCTAACGATCGGCGGCGGCGCGATCATGGCGATCGCCGAAGTCATCTTTTGGAACCGCGTCCTAACGGCCGACGAACGGTCGACCGTCGAGACGTACATCTCGGGCCGCTACGGCGTGGCTGCGTGATTTCGGCGCGGATAGACGCGCATTGGAGGCTGTATGAAGCACGTAAAGATTGCGGTGTTCATTCTCGGCGGCGCTCTCGTCGGAGCCGCGCGCGCGTTCCCTGAGTACGCGCACATGCTGGACATGATCGGCGCTGCGCTGATGGCGCTGCCGGCGCGACTCGATGCGCTCCTGCCCGCGAAGGCGGAGTGAGCGTGGCGCTGCGCGATGAGCTTGCGGACGTTTCGCGCGAGTCGGTCGAGCAGGCCGTCGCGATCATGGGAGGTCGGGAGATGAGCAGTCGAGGACAGAAGGCGCGCAAAGCGTTCGCCGTGATCAAGGCCGTGGTCAGCCCATCGTTCTGGCGGAAGGTCAGAGCGAACAGGCAGGCCGTGAGGGCGAACCAACCCAAGCCGTACTCGCCCGCTGAGCTGATCGGCGAAGCGTTCGAGATCGGCAACGACCTGCACGACACGCTGCGAGGCAAGCGCAAATGACCGAGCGCGAAGAGTGCCCCGTGCACGACCTGCGCGGTCAGCCGTCGCTGCTGCGGATCATGGGGTACGAGGCGATCCCAACGCGCATCGACGCTGTGCGCGCCTGGGTCTGGAGGCGCGACATGATGGTGAGCCCTGGCGGTTTCTGGCTGTGGACGTGGGCTGTCGCGGCGGCTGGATGGGGCGCGTGCCTGCTCTCGCAGTGGGTCGGGAGGCTGGTGCCATGAAGCAGTCCCCCGACCTATGCGCCCTCGAGATCGGCCCGTTCGGAGCTCGCCTGTGCGGCTACTGGCGCGGCGACTTCGGTGTCCGCGAGGGCGAGCCCAACTTCGCGGTGCCGTGGGAATTCGGGCCTGACGAGACTGCGGACGATGAGCGGGAGGAGGCGGCGTAATGCGGTACCTCGGCGGAAAGTCGCGTCTCGCGAAAGAGATCGCTGCCATCGTCGCGCCACGCGGCTACTGGTGGGAGCCGTTCTGCGGCGGACTGAGCGTGTCCGTGCAGCTCGCGAAGTACGGGCCTGGGCTCGTGTCTGACGCGAATCCGGCGCTGATCGCGCTGTACCAGGCTGTGCGCGATGGATGGGACCCGCCGGACTCGATCAGCGAGGAAGAGTGGCGCAACGCAAAGCGCCTCGACGACGACAACCCGCTCAAGGCGTTCGCGGGCTTTGGCTGTTCTTTCGGAGGCGGATGGTTCCACGCTTTCTCGCGCGGGCACCACAAGAAGCCGAACTGGAACCCGGCGCGACAGACGCGAGCGGCTCTGTTGAGAGACCTCCCAGCGATCTCTGCATGCGAGCTGTCAGCGATGTCTTTTTTCGAGGCGTGTCCGCACACAGCACCAGCGCCAGAGTGCGTCTTTGCGGATCCTCCATACGCAGGCACGGAAAGATACCGTGGCGCCCCGGCGTTCGATCACGACCGTTTCTGGAGCTTCTGTCAGGCATGGGCCGATCGCGGCACGCGTGTTTTCGTCACGGAGTTCTCCTGCCCTGTTCCTGCGCACGTGGAGATGGAGAGGCGCAGGCCGGAAACGTCCGGCCAGCAAAAGCGTCAAGCGTCGGAAGGCCGCGTCGAGCGCCTCTTCCGCGTGCTCCCACCCGAACCGAAACTGATTTCGATTCCTGACAACGACAACGGCCGCAAGGCTGGAGAGGAGGCTGCGTGACCTCCACCATCACAGTCGGCGGCGAGCAGGTACCGTGTGCCTCACCGGTCACGTCGTGGCACGAGCACGGACTGACCTTTGCTGGCCTGAGGCCGCGAAAGGACACGCACGCGGTTTGCCACCACTGGACAGCCGGGAGAGGACTCGGCAAGCAGGTCCACCGCACTCTGCTCAATCGCGGCCTGTCCGTGCACTTTCTGATCGAGCCGAGCGGGCAGATCGTGCAGTACGTGGACGCGGACATGCGCTGTAGCCATGCCGGCACTGCCAACGCGTGGTCGGTCGGCATCGAGATCGTGAACGCCGCGGGCGGCATCCCGTCGT